TTTTGAATTACCTCAAGAGATTGAGGGGTTTACTTCAATCACTAAACAACGCCGTGTTACTCGAAAGATTGATGAAGACATCGCATTCGATATCATTGATGAAAAAGGTCTTCGTGACAAACTAATCAAGGTTGTAGAAGTTATCGACGAAGATGCTCTTATGGCTGCTCTGTATAGTGATGAACTCACTGAAGAAGAGATTGATGAAATGTATCCACAGAATGTGGTCTGGGCATTGGTTATGAACAAGAGATAACTATGGCAGGATTACGTGGAGAAGATGAAATCATTGAGGCATTTAAAGACCTCGAATACATTCCTGGTTCAAAAAAGAAAAGAAGAGAACCAGACCCAAAGGTTTCTCGCCGTAAAAGCGGTGAGACTAATGGTTGGGATGAAAACCCAATCATTAAAACATTAGGTGGAAAGGAAACTGAAGTCTTTACAATCGGTGCATTGGCACAAGCATTGGAAAAGACAATTGTCACAGTTCGTTTATGGGAACGAAAGGGATATATCCCACGTGCCCCGTATCGACTTCGGTCTAAGACTTTAAAAGGTCAGAAGACTGGAGGAAATCGGGTTTATACCCGTTCTCTCATAGAGGCTGCTGTTGACGAGTTTGCCAAACGAAACCTTCTAGGTTCTGCTCGTGTAGAGTGGAACCAATACGAAGACCTTACAGAGGCTTTACTAAAGCGCTGGAAGGACATCACATCCGCAGAGAGCCAAAGTGACAAGAGTCTGTAATACAGACGTCGCTAGGCCTCACTACCAAAGAAAGAAACAAATGCCAATTACAAAACCAGCAGTAAATGCTGACAACTATCTTGATGAAGATAGTGAAAACACCCAACCAAAGGTTGGAACAACTGTGCAACAGGGCTGGGATGCCGTTGATGCACTTTTAAAGTCAGACTCAACTGAGTTTCCAACTGACTTTCGTTTCTCCGAAGAACCGCAACTTGTTAAGTTCCTCGAAAATTCCCCATTTGCAACATATGAACAGCATTGGATTGAACGCCCAAAGGGTAAGAAGTCCTTTGTATGTATTGGAGAAAATTGCCCACTATGCGAAATCCTTGGAGATAAGCCTCGTGGCAAGTTTTCATTCAACGTGTTAGTTCTCAGTGGTGAACAGCAGGGCGTGCAAATTCTTACTGCTCCACCATCATTGGCTCGTCAAATAAAGAAAGCGCATGATGACGAGCGCAAAGGACCTCTTTCAAAAGAGTTCTGGGAGATTTCTCGACTAGGAACAGGACCAACAACGCAGTACACCCTCAACTTCGTTCGTGGTCGTGACCTTGCCGAGGAGTGGAAACTAAACGCTGATGCGGTAAATGAACTCGTAGCAGCCGCTGAACCTTATACAGCCGAAGTAATTCGAGAGACCCCTCGCTCTGAACTACTGGAAGTTGCTCGTTCAATCGCTTAGTTCGTTTCCACGTGGGAGAGCCTGTTACCTCCATTTCAGGCTCTCCTACTTAAAGAGAGGGTTTTATGAATATCATTACAACACAAGAACAACTTAACGACTTAGTTAAGTACTACAGCAAACAGCCTGCATTTGCATTTGACATTGAGTCTGTTGGTGACGACCGTATACAGCCTGTAGTAAATGACGTGCTATGGATTTCTTTAGCGACAGATGGTCGCGTTGATGTTATACCTATGGGACATCCTAATGGTGAGTTCTTAAACTGGGATAAAGAGTTGCTTCTTAGTGGTCAGCGCAAGTTAGCCGCTGGCAAAGACTTAAAAGACACGGATTACTCAAAGAATCAAGCAAAGTGGAAACCAGTATTTGGTCCTGCTCCAGAACAACTTCTTCCTGGAGACGTATTCAAAGCATTACAGCCTCTGTTTTTTAGTGATAAGTTAAAGATTGGTCACAATATAAAGTTTGATTTAAAATCTATTGCAAAGTATTACCGTGGCAAAGTTCCTAACAAACCGTTCTTTGACACAATGATGGCTTCATTTATTATTAACAACCGTCACCGTGGATTTCTTGGATTAGCAGACTGTGCAAAGAGAGAACTTGGTTTAGTAGTTGAAAAAGGTGTAGGAGCGCAAGTTGAGGTCCATTCGTTTAGCGATGTGGCTAAGTACTCAGGATTAGACGCAGATGCAACTTGGCAGTTATATAAGGTCTTAGAACCAAAACTGGAGGGCGACCTTAAGCGCGTTTGGATTTTAGAGATGGATGTTATTGCAGCGTTATGCGACATGGAATTAACAGGTGCAAACATAGACGTTGTAGAACTTACAAGTTTGAAGAAGCGTCTTGAAAAAGACATTGATAATGCCAAAGCAAAGGCTTGGAAGTTAGTTGGAAAGCCCTTCGCCATGAACTCTGTTCAAGAGAAGCAGAAGTTGCTGTTCTCTCCTAAAAAAGATGGTGGACGAGGCATCAAACCAAACCTTCGTATCAAGGTTGCTCTTACAGCCAAAGGTCAAGAAATGGCGATGACTAACCCTATGAAGTTAGATATTCAGCACTACTCGGTATCTTCTGATGCTCTTGAGTTTTACAGAAGCAAAGATGAACTTGTAGATGCCATCCTTGAATATCAAGATTTGAATAAGTTAATGACAACTTATGTAATGCCATATCTTGGTGGCGAAGTTACCCACACGGTTATGGGCAAAACGAAGGTTACTGAAAAGAAATCTCTCTTAATAAATGGCAAAGTACACACTAACTTCAAACCACATGGAGCAGAGACAGGTCGTTTCTCTAGTAGCGACCCAAACCTACAGAATATTCCTAGTGGTGGTGACTATGGAAAACTCATCCGTAATCTATTTATCGCTCCACCAGGTCATAAGTTAGTCGTAGCAGACTATTCTCAGATTGAGCCACGCATCATTGCAGCCTTTTCTGGTGACCCAATTATGGTCAATAACTACCTTAAAGGTGGAGATATCTATACAACTATTGGTGACACGATGGGCGTAGACCGAAAGGCTGGAAAGGTTCTCGTGCTTTCTATCGCTTATGGTGTTGGTCCAGAAAAGATTGCTCAAAGCATTGGCTGTACGGTCAAAGATGCACGAGACTTACTAGACAGATTTGGAAAACAATTCAACGATATCTCCAAATATAGAGCACGAGTTATCCGTATGGCTGCTGCCCAGTCACCAACACCCTATGTGTCTACCTTGTTTGGACGACGTCGATATATACCTGACTTGAAAAGCCGTGACCAAGGTCTAAAGTCACGAGCAGAAAGACAAGCATTTAATACCGTAATTCAGGGCTCTGCTGCCGACATCATGAAATTGGCTATTGTCAGAGCACACTCCTGCTTTGTTGATGAGCCAGGCGCAAATGTCATTTTGACCGTGCACGACGAGTTAGTTACAGTTGCTCGTGAAGATTTAGCGGACGATGTTGCGGAAGCAATCCGCGAGTCTATGGAGGGTATTCGCCTTCCTGAGATTACGTTTCCGCTTATTGCAGATGTAAAAATAGTTGAGAAATGGGGTCAGGCCAAATGAGTAACGCAAACTGGTGGGCTAATAAATTAGGACAACAACCTGCGCAACAACAACGCCCAGCAAATATGCCAACACCACCATCTCAACAACCAATGACTCCATATGTGCCCCCACAACCACAATCACACACCGCAGTATCTAAAGCACAGAGTGCTAATCAAACTCAACTATGTCCTGATTGCGGCTCTAATAATTACATGTCTGTTGCTAATGCAGCGCCTCGTTGTTACGACTGTGGCTATCCTCTTCAACAGGCTGGAAGCAAGTATGGTGCACTAACTGGTGCAAAAGTAGAAGGAAGTGCAAAGAATGCTCGCGGTAATGACACAGCAAATAATTTTAACCCACAACAAATTATTGGAAGGATTGATGGATGATAACTGATGAAGCCAAAAAAATCGTTGCCCAACTTAATAAAAAATTTGGTGATGGGGTTGTTGTATTTGCCAGTGATATTCGTGCTGACCTTGTACCTAGGTTTACCAGTGGTTCTACAACTCTTGACTATGTTTTGGGTGGGGGTTTTCCTGGTAACCAGTGGAACGAATTAATTGGAGAACCATCTCACGGAAAAACAGCAGTTGCATTAAAAGCAATTGCTGCAAATCAATTAAAAGACCCTAACTTCACAACAGTCTGGGTTGCAGCAGAGGCTTGGGTTCCTGATTATGCAAAAATGTGTGGGGTAGATACCAGTAGAGTTATCGTTGTAGAAACCAGCGTTATGGAAGAGGCTTACGACGCCGTCATTGCATTTGCTGAGTCAAAGTCTGTTGACGCTATTGTTATAGACTCTCTTCCAGCCCTATCTCCTTCTCCTGAGTTAGAAAAAAATATGGATGAAATGACTGTTGGTAAGGGTGCTTTATTAACTAACAAATTTTTCCGTGTTGTTGGTACTGCAATGAAGCGCAGTCTTGTAGAAGCAGAACGTCCAGTTCTTGGAATCGTGATAAATCAATACCGTATGAAGATTGGCGTGATGCACGGAGACCCACGCACAACTCCTGGTGGAGAGGGAAAGAATTATGCATTTTTCACTCGATGTGAAATCCGTAGAGATGAATGGATTGAACTTGGTTCGGGTAACAATAAAGTCAGAATTGGGCAAAGAATCAAGGTTAGGACTCTTAAAAATAAAACGGCGCCCCCACAGAGAGTCGCATACTTTGACTTTTACTTCTCAGAAGGCGGCCCTTGCCTTCCTGGAGAATATGATTTCGCTAAAGAAATCGCGTCTCTCGCAGTAGTTAAGGGATTAATAGAACGAAAAGGTGGGTGGTATTACTATGGCGAAAGAAAGTGGCAGGGGATTGAACCCGTCATTGATAGCCTCCGTAGCGAGATTGACTTCAAGGAAGAACTTGAAAAGGCTGTCCTTGAGTCAGCCGACTCCATTGTGGTAGGTGATGATGAGTAACGGATTTGAAATTGTAGACCAACAATGGGCAGAAGATTTAGAGCGCGGTGTAGAGGCTTACACTGACATGCTTTTCGAAGCAATCTACGAAGGCACAGAAGAAGAGATTTCAGAAACAGTATCTGGTGAACCATTCTGTGGTTGCAACAGATGTTTCTGGAGAGAAACCTTGTTCTACATTGTTCCCAAGTTGCTAAAAGGATATGAGGAAGGCAAAATAGAACTTGAGGAGTAAAGGGCAAAAGGAGTCTCAGAAGCACGAAAAGCGTTTAGCCAAGAAGATTGGTGGAAAACGCAATGCTGCATCTGGGGCTCTTTGGGCACGTAAAGGCGATGTTCGGTCATCCGACCTGTTGATTGAACATAAGTGGACTGGTAAAAAACAGTTCACTATAAAGTCTGACGTGCTTAAGAAAAATGTTAGAGAGGCAATCCTAGAAGGACGAATGCCAGTTCTTGGTGTTCATCTCGATGGGGAAGATTATGTCATTCTGCTTGAGGATGACTTCATTGAGATGAGGGATAAAACAAAGGATGCCTAACAAATGGATGAACCAGAGTACGCTTGGCGATATCGAGCCCGATGCTCAGGAGAAGACACCGACATCTTCTACCCGCCAAGAGATAAGAATCAATACAAAATTATCGCTAGTCAAGCGAAATCGTTTTGTTTTGGTGAAAGTGGAAAGAACCACTGTCCAGTTCGAGCAGAATGCTTATGGGACGCGGTATCACGAGACGAACCACACGGAATTTGGGGAGGTCTCTCTCACAGAGAAAGAAACGCTTTGATGCGTAAGTGGCAAAAAAAGTACAAAAAGAAAATGACCCTAAAAGAATTTATATTCAGTAAGGAAATCTAATGCCAGTTCAAAACTCGTGGGAACTAAAGCGATTCCTTGATGCCAAAAAGACTGAGACACGTCTTATGGGTGATGTTGAACGTCATCTTATGCGCAGACCAGAATCAGACCGTCGAACAGATGTTCTACACCCTTCTGAAATAATTAAATCAGATTGGTGCCACAGGTATGCCTTCTATCTTTTAAAGGGAGGAAAGAAACAGCAAGAAAAGCCATCTCTACGACTTCAGAACATCTTTGACGAAGGTCACGCTATTCATGCAAAGTGGCAGACTCGATTTTACGAGATGGGCAATCTTTATGGAAAATTTAACTGTATCTATTGTAAAAATGTAACTTTTGGATTGTCTCCACAGGAGTGCGAAACCTGCGGCTGCGATGTATTGGAGTATGGAGAAGTATCTCTAAGAGATGAGCCTCTCCGTATTGCTGGTCATACAGATGGCTGGATAAAGAACCTTGGAGAAGATTGCCTTATAGAAATCAAGTCTATTGGTGCTGGAACCTTGAGGTATGAGGCTCCAGAACTTCTTATGGATGCAAACCACGATGTGACCAAGGCGTGGAAGAATATACGTAGACCTTTTCGTGGACACCTAATGCAAGGGCAGATGTATTTGGAACTTGCCAAGCGTATGTATGGAGATGAAGCGCCTAATGAAATAGTTTTTATTTACGAACTTAAGGCAGACCAGGATTACAAAGAATTCACGGTAAAAGCAAACTTTGAAATAGTTGAAAGAGTTTTTAATGCAGCCCAAAAGGTAGTGAATGCTGTAGCGGCTGATAAGATGCCTGAGTGCAATGTTTCAGAGGACGGGTGTAAGCAATGCGACTTGATTCCATAGACCCATCAGCGTTAGTTACAAAACCAACTTACGCATTAACTCCACTGCCACCAGATATCACCTCATTGAGCAGTGAGCAACTGGCTGAGTTGTTTACGATTCTTACTGGATGGGCTGATTACACTGCATCACAACTTGCAGAGGCTCAGTTAGATGAAAGAGCCGCTCAAAGAAAATTCGATTTAAAGGTTAATCGCCTTACGGTTGAGAAAATGGGCAATGCTACAAAAGGTGACAAAGTGACCCTTATCAAGGCTCAGATTGCCATTGATGACGAGGTTATACGATTGGAAGAAGAGTTTGAAGAGCGGTATGCTCGGAGAAAGATTCTAGAGATGATGCTCAATAATCAAGAACGAGACATCACGCTAGTTTCAAGAGAAATAACTCGTAGAACGGCTGGAGGGCCAAGGAGGGAATACGTATGAAAAAGTTATTAGTAATCGTTTTATTGCTGGCAGGATTGTCTGCACCAGCACAAGCAAGCACACCAACAGTTGCAATTATTGATGTCGGGTTTAATACCTCGTTATTTGCAAACAACGTTGTCTATGAAGTTTGTATCGTATCTGTAGCGGCATGTCCAAATGGAACACGCTTTCAGGAAGGTGCGGGAGCAGCCACTGTTGCTGCTAATTCATTGCCAGCATTTGCTCATGGAACTAACATGCTTTCAATTCTGACATCAGTAAACCCAGATGCAAAAGTTGTGTTGGTTCGTGTTCTTGGATTAAGTGCAAACGGCAGAGCAGGAACATATTCAATTGATGATGTAACTGCTGCGTTGAAGTGGGTTGTAAATAATTACTCTAAACTCAATATCAAAGCAGTAAGTATCTCTCAAGGAAAAGTCAATGGTGCTTGCAGAGCAACTTTTGATTTAGTTAACAGCGTTAAAACTTTGACTGCTGCTAATGTGGCGGTAATTGCATCTACTGGTAATGAAAAGAATCGAACTAATATGGCTGTTCCTGCTTGTATTGACGAAGCCATTTCTGTAGGTGCTACTGACAATCCTGAAGTTAGCAATACTGGCAAGGGTTGGGATGTATCGGCTTCACCAACAGTTGCTTTGTACAGCAATGGGAATGCATCAACAGATTTTTACACTAATGGTCGTTTCTTTTACACCGCTATGAATGGGACACGTCAGTTCTCTGTTGGAACTTCAAACGCAACAGCAGCCTTTGCGGGTTGGTGGATGGATAATTTGCGCCCAACAATTGCTGAGACTTATTCTTTATTCTCAGCAACTGCTACCACTACATCTAATCAATGGTTAACAGGAAGGTATGTATTTATTCCATGAGTGACCCAATTTTGCCCGAAGCACATCAACTCATTAACAATGATAGGAATGAGTCCTATGACCATCCCTTAGATAACTTCAACAGAATAAAAAAAGGATGGGAAGTTATCTTTGGTTTTAAAGTTAGTGAAGAGCAAGTTGGCCTTGCTATGGCATGGGTAAAGATTGCACGGGAAGCCTACAGACATAAGAGGGATAATCTGGTAGACGGCGCTGGTTATCTTGGAACTGTAGACATGGTCATTACTGAAAGAGAACGCCGTGCCAACAAAAACGTTTGATGGCAATTTAAATGAGGGCGAACCAGTATCAATAGGGATTGACCAATCTCTTACTGGTTTCGCCTTCACTGCTCTTGCAACACCTAACCCAAATCAATATCACACATGGGTATACAAATCTCCATATTTTGGAATAGAGCGTCTTGTAGATATACGGCAATTTTTATTTGACCATTTTGACTACATATCTGAAAAGCACGAAATTCAAGACATTGCAATGGAAGGCACAGTTCTTGCCAGTCATTCCGCTCTTGTACTGGGTGAGTTATCTGCCCTTGTAAAACTTACTGTCTACGATTATTTTGACAATAACACTAGATTTCCCTTGATGGTTCCTCCTATGACCTTGAAGAAATACGCAGCAGGTAAAGGAAACGCCAAAAAACAAGAGATGCTCCTACAGATGTACAAGAGATGGGGCATAGAGTTTAATGATGATAACGCTGCAGATTCATATGCTTTGGCTAGATTGGCAGCAGGCATCTACAAAGACAAGGTAGAGCAGGCTGTAGTTGAGCAAATAAAAGACCCTAAATACAGAGACCAAGCAAGACTTTAGTCTTACCATTTAGTCCTAGGAGTGGCACCACATCGGAACCAAAGGACTAAAAAACGTGTCTACACAAGAACCAGTAATTACTGCTGAAGAACCATTTCTCCGCGTTAGTGCGGGCTCAAATCCTCAATCTGTTGCTTCAGCAATTGCCCATGCAATCTATGACAAACACGAGGTTAAACTTCGTGCCGTAGGTGCTGGTGCAGTAAATCAGGCAGTCAAGGCAATTGCAATCTCTCGTGGCTATGTCGCACCTCGTGGCATGGATTTAACCTGTAAACCAGGCTTTACCACGATTGAAAGCCGCGATGGAGAAATAAGCGCCATCGTATTCGCCATTACAGCGAACTAAAACAGGCTTATCCTTGGGGTAAGCAAGGGAGTTTTACTATGGCAAATTGGTCAGATATGGGATATGCAGTGCGTCGTCGCATGGGCATTCCTTCAAGCCACTCAGAATCGGCAGGTACTATGAAAAATCGCAATATTGACACACCAGAAGAAGTTCTCGCATCTGCAGCACACTCTGCAAGTCCACGTCGTTATGTAGGCATGGATTATTCAGGTGTGACAAATGTTAGCGCAAAGCCTCTTAAAGGCACACTAATGCCTAAGAAAAATACACAGGCTGGCGACCCAATAACTGCAAACAAAGCAAACCGCAAGAATGTTCCTGCAGGTAATGCAGCACAGTCTGAGCGTATGGGTGCACGTTATACCATTGGTGCAAAGTTTCCAGCAGTTTATTCTGCGGAAGCATCTGCAACATTGGCTAACGCAAAAGTTGTGCCTTCAGTTGTTGGACGTCAATCTCCAGACTTTAACTACGGAGCAAAGAGCGGCTACTAAAATGCCAAATTCTGTTGCACAATTTGGTGACGACGATTCTGGCTTTAACGCTTATAAATCTCCAAGGTTAGACATCGACTCACCTGTATCGTATGGTTCTGCAACTCGTGGAACATACGAATCACGTACTGCGTGGAAAACACGAGACATGAGTCGTGGAGGTCCTCTTCCTTATTCGAAGAGGAGTGCAGGTTCTGTATACAAATTTGATGATGACTCTTCTCCTAATCTTCCACGCTCAGACAAGGGTGTAGGAAGAAATGAGTAGAAATGAAGAATTTAGCGTTGGCAATAATGTCTCTGTTCCTTTAGCATCTGAAGGCGCTGCTCGTTATGCAAGAGAAGCAGGTCTTAACCGACCTAATCGTTTTGATAATGTAGTTGTTAATACACCTCAAGCAAGAAAAATTGCACAGGAATACCAAGAGGCTCCGTCTTTTGACCCTAAAGCCATTCCTCATTACAAAGCAATGGCAGAAGAAACAAAACGTCAATTTGATTTTATGACTCGTCCTAAAGCAAAAGGTGGACTTGGAGTTGATGTCCAAGTAACACAACATGACCCATATGCAAAAGCCGCTCATATGATGCAAGACGCTGGACAAGGAAGATTTAAAGTTTTTTCTTCAGCATCAACAGGTGGTCACCCATATTTTTCAAATGAAGAGAACGACATGTTTCGTGCAGTACATGACTTTTTTGGTCATGCTGCAACAGGAAGAGGATTTGACCCACATGGCGAAGAGGCTGCCTTTCGGAGTCACCACGCTATGTTTTCTCCTGTGGCTCGACCTGCCATGGCAACGGAAACTCGTGGACAAAACAGTCTTTTAAATTATGGAGATAGAAAAGGCGAGTTCCCAGAGCAGAAGGTAGCCGTCCTAAAGTCGTCTGGACTAATAACTCCAATTGGTCGTCGTGCAGAGTTTCTTCGTTCTGCTGTTGAGGCTAAAGCAGCCCACGAAAAAATGTTACGAGGGTTCAAGTCATGACCGTAAAAGCAAAAGTTGATATTAAAACACTAGAATTTATGCTTGATTTACCGCAATCTTTTGTAATAAAAGACATCTCTTTAGATAAAGATACTGCTACTTTAACTATAGATACCTCAGATGAAACTCCTCCTGAGTTTTCCCTTGTGTATGGTTCAGATGAGTACGGAAATGTTGCTTTAACAGGATTTGATGAGGTAACAAGTGATTAGTCATGAAGAGTTTGCTAGAAGAGTAAATGAAGACGAGGGTGCTTCTCGTACATTTCGTGGTAAAAAAGAAGTGAAAGGCCCTGGAGTTATGGTCTCTAAAGAGGGTGCAGAAGAAAAAAGCGCACCTCCTTTAACCCCCTCTCAGGCTAGGTCATACTATAAGAAACATGCTCCTGGTGCAGACGCTGCAGAAGCCCATGGTGGTTGGAAACAAGGTGGAATTGTTTTTCAAGATAGTAGTCGTAAATATGAGTCTTTAGAAGATGCACGAGATGCAGGCAGAGTAAACAGACAGATTGCTGGTTGGGATTTAGGAAAGGGCAACGAAGAGCATGGTGTGGACATTCTTCATCCAGAAGGTGGAAATGTTTATTTTGCTAGAGAAATGCCTGGAATCAATTCTGATTGGAGATGGCGTCAGACTTCTAGAACAACTAGCGAATATGAAAAGTTAGCGCCTAAACCAAAACGAGGAGACAGAGTAAATCTTGCACACGTAAATCGTGGTGCAACAAGAAAGACAAGGACAGGAAAGACTGTTCCTGTTACTTTAAATGAGGTAATGGCAACTATTTCTAAAAATAGAAGAAGGACAGGTATCTGATGCCAACAGGTGCTAATAATTTTTCTGCTAGTCAGAACTGGCAATCACTTGGTGCTGGTGGTTTTTATGGGTACAACAACCAGGGTGGTGCAGGAACTCCTGTAGCCCATGACACTATGGACGCTCTGCGTATTGGTGTCGGTCGTGTTCCTTCTGCAGAATATCCAGACGGATATCTAGGAACGATTCGTTCACGTCGTGATGACAGGTTACTTGATAGTGTAAAGTCTCGCGTTAATCAAAAGGCTTATCAACGCGGTGTTCACAAAGGTGAGCGTATCGAGCCATCGATGTACTTTTGGCCTCAAGAATTTACTTCTGACATGGGAATTATGCGTCAGATGCGTGCAGTACCTGATGCAAGTTCAGGTGCAACTGTTTACCGTGCACCACGCTTTGCACCACAAACACAGTTAACACCTGCGCCACATCTTGTAAACGATGGTAAATCAAATTTGGTTTCTGATGCTCCTGGTCAAATTGATGTTCGTCGCCAAAATATGTTGGCTTATCTGAAACCTGCGTGGCGATAATGGCATATTTTGGAGTTAATGAACATGGTCGTTGGGACAAAAATTTAGCACAAGCACAGTTCCACACTCACGTGCAGAACATACTTGATAAGTATCACACAGCCAGCCCTGAATTAATTAAGGGTGGCTCTGCATGGTATGAACGTGCACATGAGGAAGCAAAAAAGATTGGTGGTGGTGACGTTCGCAAAGGTGCAGGAATTATTGCTGCATTATCTCCTTTAAATGATTGGGATAGAAACGTTGCTGAAGCACATGAATTGCGCAAAACAGGGGGCGTATCAGGCGCTCTTCTTCCACAGAATGTAGAAAAAGCCAGACGCATTCACAGTGGAGAAGACCCTCACGATGTACTAGGTGGACATAAAGTTCGTAGTTTTTTTGAAAACATTCACGACCCAAGCAACAAAGAGCCAGTGACTATTGACCGTCATGCTTATGACATTGCTATGGGACATCCGTTTGTAGGAACGGGAAGAAAGACAACACAACGTGGTGGTGGAGGAAAGATGTCTCCAGATGTTGGGCTCTCTGCTATGGGACGTTACCAGCATTTTGTTCACGCTTACAAGAAGGCCTCCGAAAATCTTGGTGTAGAAATTCCTAACAGAGCACAAGCAGTTTCTTGGGTTGCACATAGAGGTGCGCTATGACACAGAAATATGATGGAGTTTACGATTACACAAAACCATGGCGTGCACCTGTTCAACCTGACCAAGTAGCAAAGCGTTGGCAATACAACGGCCCATGGTCAAGCAATATGGAGCGTTTGACATCGCAGGCTCTTATGGTTGCAACAATTCCTGCTGCTGAAATTTCACAGATGGTTCGTCCACCATTGCCACAGATTCGTCTATTTCCAGACCGTTATGGATATGACCGTCGTGCTGTAGGCATAGATGACGTTGTTACTGTTGATAGAAATTATGTTGAGCCTCGCATTTCCTGGTACTCAGGAAGCCCTGCGGGATACACTGGTGCAAGTAGAAACACGTTAGGAAGCGAATAATGCCAATCATAGGTCCAGTAATAGGTGTGTTAGCACGTGCTGCTGCTTCAAAAGTGGCACAACGTGGCGCAACCGCTGCTGCAGGTCGTGCTGCAAGTTCAGCACAGTTTGCACGTGGAGCATCTACTCTTGCTAGATTTGGAAAAACAGCAACAACAGTTGGACGAGGCGCACTGTTAATGTCTACGTTTATGGGAAGTGGGTCTTCAGGTTCTCAAGCAGCGCCTGCTCAAATGCCAACTGAATCAGGACCAACAAAGAAACAGGGTCTTGATACATACGGAGATGGAATTTACTAATGGATAAAGATTTCCTATCAGAAGGAGGAATGACTCCTGCAGAACAGCATGGAGCAGTGATGCGAGCATCTGCAGTTCCTGTTTCTGAAATGGAAGGGTATTATCCTTACTACAAGACTTCTGGTAAAAGTGCAGACATGCTTTCTAAAGTCTTGTTTGAGTCTCGAATGAGACGAGAAATGCCAGAGATGAAAGGAGATGCGTAATGGCTGATGACGGCGATGGCGCTTTAACAATGGAACTTCAGGCTCGAAAGATAGCCGAAAATGCCACCCTTTATAATGGTTCTTCCGCATGTCCGACCTGTGGAATGATAATCAACCCTGTAGAATTTCTAGCAAATCAAGGGCACTGCACTGGCTGTGTAACAGTCAAGCGTCAGAAGAGAGCAAAGGAACTAATGCAATGATGTTCAATGACCGTAGAAAGTCTAGTCTTCCCAGTACTGATTCTTTAGCAAACACATATGGCACAAACCTTCCTGGTGCTACAGGAAAGAAGCGCACTGCAGCGCAGTGGGAAGCAAGAGCATCTGTTTTGGCTGCGGGTCGTTCAGGCGCCATTAAAGCCACACCAAAACCTAAAAAAGAACCATCAAAGTTAAGCAAAAAAATTGGTGGAATGATTATGGGCACTGGGTCTAGTAATAGAAAGACCGTAAAAGAAAACCGTGCTGCTATTAATGCAGAACTAAAGAAAGGCAAATAAATGGCAGTCAACTCATCTCGTTCAATGAACAAGTCTCTTAATGATGGAGCGACAGACGGTAAATACCGTAAAGTTCGCCCAGATACAGAAGAGAATGCAATGAATACCTCAGCAACTGAGGCTAATCGTCAATCTCTACATCCATTCTATGGATATGGGTTTACTACAACTGAATATCCAAACAAGGTAAATCCAGGAAAGTAGTCATGGCAAAAATCTCTCCTAAACAATTTGGTGCTTCTCCTGAATGTGAAGTTTGTTACGCAAAATTGCATGAGACACCTCTTTATCGTCATGGAGGAAGTGTTTACTGCGAACAAGACTTAGATAGGGCCATAAATGAAAAATGGCATCCTGGTTCTAAAAAAATTACAGAAATAAAAAGGTAATACAATGGCTAAAAAAGTTACTCATAAGAATCTTGGTGAAGCAGTTATTGCAAGAGAGTCTTTTGTAGGACCAAGCAGCCGTGGCGGTTCTATTGCTGAAGTTGGTACCGAAACAGGAATGTTGCCATCTCATCTTGCCGAAGCAATGCGTTCACACAATCCAACTTATGTAGTTAAATCTTATAACACCCCTGTTGCATGGCATGGAGATAAGGGATGGGTAGTTCCTGATGTTAATTACAGTAAAACTACATCTCGTTTACAGGGCGGAATTCGTCGTTCAATCAATGCGCATTTTGCCGATGCGCATAACAGCGCAAGGAGTTAACTGTGGGTAGCATGCACGCTGAAGAATACGCTTCAATGAAGGGCAAAAATAAAGACATTGGATTGCTTGCTCATCTCCGAAGCAATTTATACCCACCAGTTCCTTCTTCAATGCTTGGACCATCAAAGCGTGCAATCAATGCCGTTAATCGTGGAAAGCATGATTCAAAGATTAAACTCCCAGATGGCATTACTTGGCGTGGACAGAAGCACGCTCCAGCACACGCTATTGTTGAAGGTCATCGTCTTGATGCCTGGATTAATCCTGTAGACTAATTCCATGGCTAAAGGAAGAGGCGGGAAACCTGCTGTATCAAAAGTTATGACCAATGATGGTCGTAAGAACGGCAAAGCACGTAAAAAACACCCAAAGACCAACCGTAAAACGGGTAAGTCTTGCTGTGGCTATTCCATTAAAAGAACTGATAGATTAGGACATGACCAAGGTCATACAAAAGTAGCAGCATAAGGAGCATTATGTCTAACGTACCACTCATCGGTTCTAAGAAGGTTGAAAAGAAAGAGACCTTTCGTCTTCTACATTGCTGGGTTTGTGACACTCTAGAAGAGTTGCCACCATTTGAAGGTCCAGCAGACCAAGACTATCTTCTTGCTGTTGCCTGTGAAAGACACGTATTTGATTCTGGAGAACCACATAAAGGAAATTTATTTGTTGATATTCCTGTAAAGGCATGGCAAGACGCAGAGACACGCAAAGATACCATTCGTCAAATACGACAAGGTGGTTCAAAAGGCCTTGCTGAAATTGATGACACCTTTTATGACACTCGCTCTACCTTTATGGAAGATGCGATGAAGTGTTATCAAGCACACAATAAACCAAAAGATGGCTGCAATGATTGGCACCACTCTGACAAGATGTTGATTCCTAATACAATAAAAGAGCGTCGCAAAGAGGGTCTTGAAAGTTATGAAAACGCATCAGGAGTAAAGACCTATCTTTGTGATTTTTGTCCTGTAGCGATAGGTGTAGCACAACGTAAACAGAAATTGATGGGACTATAATAATGGACGAAATAAAACAAGTAACTGACCCTGTAGAGACTGAAAAGGCTTGGGAAGACTTAGGAAGACCAAATGAATCCACTCCTAATGCTGTGTTTAGATTTACGATAACTTCTTTAACCGATGGGTCTTTAACGACTTCTGTAGAACCCGCAGATGAGATAAATAGGCTTGTTAGAACGGCTTCTACTTTTGATATATACCAATCATGCAAAGAGATTAGTCAAGATATAGAGAGCATGATGCTGGCTGACCGTGTGGCAAAGGCTGTTGTGGCTAATATCCAACCAGCAGATAGCGCCAAAGAATTACGAGATAAACTCCTCTCTGCATTGAGCGATAGAGGCATAGAGACACCGAAAGCCTAAAGAGACATAGACTAGGCGTATGGAACGCCAGTTAGGTCTAGATGAGCCTGTTGAGATTCAACGTGGCTCTACTTCCTATTTCTCACAGCCTGAAGAAGAGTTAGACCCTCAACTCTTTACTGGCACAGTTCTCAAAGGCTGGGTGCGTAACGGCATTCTTCATCTTTTATTTGATTTTTTGAATGAAACTTACCGACACCCAGACCTTTGGGCTCACGCTTGGATTGCAGGTTCTGCAGTTTCTTTTCAGTGGGCAGCACATCGTGACCCAGGAGATTTAGACGTTCTTATTGGTGTTGACTATGTGCAATTCCGCAAAGCGCATCCTGAGTACATTGGCTTATCTGATACGGAAATTAGCAAGATGCTCAACGAAGATTTTCGTGAGCAGTTGCAACCAGAGACAACTAACTGGCATGGCTTTGAAGTTACTTTTTATGTAAATCCTGGTGCTACGGATATTCGCACAATCAATCCTTATGCTGCATACGATTTAAAGTACAACGAGTGGACAGTCTTTCCACGTCGTACTTCTGCACCCCGTAATGCTGCATGGGAGAAGGCTGCACAACGTGACAAGACTATGGCTTCAGACATCGTTACTCGTTACTCTAGGGCGTTAACAGAAATGCAGTCTGCTCCTAACGATGCTGCACGTCGTAATGCTGAATTTAAGTTAGAGCAGGCTCTTGAACATGGTTCGATGTTATTTGAAGACATTCATCGTTCTCGAAAACTTGCTTTTACAGAATTTGGTAGGGGATACGATGACTTTTATAACTACCGTTGGCAAGCAGGAAAGAAATACGGAACTGTACCCGCATTACGCAAGATGCATGACTATCTCAAAGCACGTCAAGAAGAACAGGCCGTTGAAACTTATGGCGTAGAGTTACCAGATACACAGACGCTCATAAGGAGAGCAGCAACTTATAGAGTAAAGGAATAACTTGAACATACTTCTATCACTAAACGGGGTACTACGGG